GGGCTAGTTCTAACTCTTTTTCACTTAATGCGCCAAAGGTAGCAGAGTTAATAACCTCTATACCAAGACGGTTAGCTATTGCCCTAAACTCAGAAGTAGCTGCATCAAATGATGGTATATACTTTTGCATAATGCCTGCACTAGCACCTTCTTCTATAATTAACCGTCTGGCTGTACTTAGTTCCCTAACAACAACCTGCATAGATTCCATTTGACCAAATGCCTGTTGTCCAACTTCTTGAGCTTTGGAAATATCTTGCTGTCGAATGGATTCGTTGCTATCCATTGTTAGTTTTTGTTGATCTGTAAGACCTGTAGCACCACTAACTTCAATCTGCTCTACAGTATTATTATTAGGGTCACTAACAATAACAAAATATTTTCCAGTAGTTTGATCTATTCTAGGCGTAGAATATTTCTTAGAAAATTCCTTATTTGGGTTTAACTTAGAATCTGTATAGCTTTTCATAATGCTTTTAAGCAATTCTGGGTTGTTTTTAGCTATAGCCAAAAGATTGTCATCTATACCAGCCGCCCTCATTGCAGCCATCATGCTTGCATTTTGCAATCCACTACGCTCTAACTCGGCTTGCTTATCTCGCCTGCCCTGTAAAGCCTCTTGCTGACCTGCAATACCAGCCATGATGCTGTTGGTGTTAGGATTGCCACTCATGCCTGCAAAGCTACCAGCCAAGCTTAACGCTAATGCGCTTTTGTCATCTGCTGACATACCTTGTGGTGCTTGTGGATTATTAACTGGCAAGCCTGCAAAGTTATTATTAACTGGTATTGCTGGAGCAATTGGTCTTGCTGGAGCAAATCTTGAGCCAGAATCTAATTCTCTTATGTTATCTAATAAGCCCATATTAAACTCCAAAGCCAAGTGCTTTACCTATCGCTAACGGATTAGTAGCGTATGCCTGTGCGCCTGCTGTTAGGTAATCAAACAAACCTGCTTCATAAGTTTCTGATGATTGACCAGAAGCTGGTGCGCCACCAACGGCCTGTAACAAATACTGTAACGACTGTGCTGGTGCGCCAGTGTAGCCAGCGTACTGCTGTTTACCTGCATTAATCAACTGCTGCTGTAGTGCTTGTTGCATTGCACCCTGTTGATCCATGCGCCCTTGAATAGTCTGTCCCATACCAAAGCCTAGATTAGATAAGCTACCTAACTGCTGACCTGCTGCCATGCGCTGTTGTTCGCCTGATAAGCCTGCTGATTGGTTCTGCATCTGGGCCTGACGTTCCATTTGCTGCGCGTTCTGATAGCCTGTCTGGCGCAATCCTGACGCGGTACGGGCTGCTTGATCTGCAAAGGCCCGATTAGTCTCTGCTTCTGCAATGCCCTGCCGTGAGCCACCATATGCGTTAGCTGCGCTTGCCTGTGCGCCACCTACGTTCTGGGCCATTAATCGGCTACGCTCTAGGTCTGCTAGTGATTGGTTAACCACTTGAGTCTCATACGGGTTGGTGTACTGCTCTAACCCAGCTTGAGTTGGGGCAGTAATTGCCATTGGCCTATAGTTCATGCCTTGTGCCGCACCCATACCTGCTTGCTGGATGCCGCCTGCTGCTGCTTGATTGACGTTAAAACCGCCTGTTGGTGCGCCTGCCATAATATTATTCCTTATAATCCGAAACTAAAGCCTTTTTTGGCAGTACCTGATGAGTTTGTACCTTTCCAGCTATCATTATTGCCTTTAGGCCCACCATTGTTTGAGTTAACTGTGGTTTTAGCAACAGGGGCAGTCAATCTATTAATTTGATCTATTTTAGCTTGTTGTTCTGCTACATAAGCGGCATTAGCCTCTGCTTCTTGCGCAGCCCTAATGTCTTCTTGCATCCTAGCCTGTGCTAAAGCCTGCTCGTTTCCATCTGCTTGATAGGGAGAGTTAACTAATAAACCGCCTTGAATTTGTGGTGGGTACATATCACCACGTTGAATATAATCCAAACCTAATTGGTTTTGTCTAGCTATACGATCAAACTCTTCTCGCGCATATTTTGCTTCGCCCCTAGCTGCTGCATCATTCATTAATTGTTGCTGTTGAGCCAAATATGCTGGGTCTTCACTAACTTTACCTGCACCAGATATGTCAAAAAAAGTCCTGCCAACTGCATCAAATGCTTTACTGGGGCCACCAAGTAAAAACTCGCCTACTCTTTCACCCATGCCTATTTGTCTGCGCCCATCTTCACCAAAACTCATATCACGATAATCAACCACACCATCACCGTTACTGTCTATCTGTTTGCCAGATGAATCGGTCATCATGTTTCCAGCGTATGGATTGTATTCGCGGTTAACGCCATAATGCTCACCGCCATTGTTCATGCCTGCCATTCGATCTGCGTGTACTTGGTCAAAATAACCATTGTTGCCACCACCACCACCACCAGATGACATTTGACTAGTCTGCATAGGTGTAGCACCATATCCACCCCTTGGTCTTGCGCCAGTAAACGGGTCAATAAACATATCATTCATGGCACGATATTGTGCTGGTGCGTTAGCAAATAGCTTGTCTAGCGACTGCTCGTACAAGGGTGCGCTTGAGTAGCCCTGTATACCGCCTGCAAAGTTTTCTGCTTGTGGCATACCAGCCATTGCGTTAAAGCCCTGTGGGGCCAATCCAAACGCGCTAGCAGCGTTTCCAGTAGATTGCATACTCTGCTGTTGCATTGGTGAGAAAGCGGCTACATCAGGCCCGTAGTAAGGCACATAGCCAATCTGGGATACGTCACGCGCTTTGTTGATGTTTTCAATAGCAGCACTTTCTAACCATGCTGGAATCTCTGTGCTGCCTGATGTAGTGCCGCCCTTTGACATTTTAAAACCTCTTTTCTAATAAAGTTAGCTGCTGGGGTTTCCAGCCATTATCCTGTAACGCCCTAACCCAACCTTTGCGACCTGTCAAAGTCATGCCTTCACAGCCTTGATCTTTGGCCCATTGTACCACTGATTCGTGCATCCCCATAATTTCATCTAAATCACCACCAGCTAGAAACACATGAAGCACCTTCTTACGTGGGTATACCGTAATCTCTGTGACCCAGCATGACTTCTCAGCAGGCCATAATTGCATCTTGCCTTCTACCACAGCAGTCACAACATCTTCATAAAGGTGAGTGCCACCACTGTACTCTAAAGCCGCCTCTATCCATTCCCTGCACCGCTGTAACTCTGTCAACCTACTATCCAAGCCGTTGCATTACGGAATACGGGTATAACAACTGCACCGCCACCACTTACCGCAGCACCAAAGCTTGGTGAAGCCGCGTCAGTCACATAAGCACGTTGACCAACCACACCTGTGGGCAAGGCTGACACTGTATAGCCCCTAGCAATCTGCACAGGAACATACGCACCATCAACAGATATAACAGGGTATTCTCCTGTCTGGTTCCACAGCAATACACCATCTTCGGCTGCTGACTCGCCTGCCCCACGATGCCGTAAAGCACTACGCGTTGTAGCAAGCCATATTGATGTTCTTTGCGCCCACTGAAGCCAGTTTAGATTAATCAGCTTTGGTGGCTGGTCTAGTATGCTCATCGTCTACCACCTTGAATAACCTCAAGTCGATTAATACCTACTCGCCAATCATCAGCGTTAACCCCCTCTACACGCATCCTGACCTGTCTACCTGTAAATCGTAAACTAACGGGATTTGACATACTAAATGGGCCAAATGATCGCTCAACATCGTTGGGATAGAATCGAGTTTTAAACGTGGCATCAACGTCACCTTGGCTCTTTTCGTCTGGTATCATTTGAGTGACGCTCATTACATTATCGCCATTTCCCATCACTATTGGCCCTGATTCTGCAAAGGGCTTTACACCGTCATAGTTAAATCCAATCTCATGCTCATACAGTTTCTTATCAGTAGCAGAAGCAATAATGGGCTGGCGGTATACGCCTGCATCCACACCAGACGTTCTAGCTAAAAGGCCAATAGCCCATGTGTTGTCGTTGTAGTTAAACACGACATAGCGGTTATTTTCGTTGGAGTTTGCAGATGGATAGAACCACCAAATCTCACCAAAGTTGGCGTTGGATACTGCGGCTACTTTACTGATCTGACTATGGTTAATATCTGAGAATACATAGTCTGCAACCTCACAAGTAACCTCACTAACCGCACCACCTGAGTAGGTATAGAATGACCTGCTACCCATCCACACTGCGCCTTTGTCTACGACAGCGACAGCTTGTGTCGATACAATGCCACATGACGTACCAATCCGTTCAATGCCAAAAACGTAGGGTGGGCCGCTATAGGTAGCAACATGTGCGTCTGTATCGGTTAGGATTAATGCTTGGTTTTGTACCCTCACACCACACTGAATGCGGCCCGTTGTCTGCAACTCTAAACTGCCAGCTTCATTAGTTGCGGCTGGTGTCCATACTGTGTTGTTTTCCCTATCAGACCATTGAACTAAGCGAGGGTTGCCGCCTGCGCCAAGGCACATTAAGAATCGCTCCTCTGTGACTAGAATAGCCCGATTACTTACAGGCGCATTAGCTACTACTGCTGCTTTTGCTGAAGGGTTTAATTGCCACTCATATACCTTGCCGTCTGTACTTGAGCAAGCCACTAGAAATTGCCCGAATGAATCCATCGACCATGTTGTAGCA